TCACATGAACGACGAACTTATGTTCTCGTTAGCGCAGGGAGCGATTTTCGAGGCCAGGCTTGCTCTGACTACTCTCCCTACTCTCTCCTCAGTTGCCTCCTTTGGCCTCTGGGGCGCTTGGGCTGACGGTGGTAGTGCCTTTAGAGTTGGTTTTGAGGTTCCTGCTGGCGGAGCTGTTACCTGTGAGAGCGATGACAACGTTACCGACACCGCAGCTTTGGCCGGTGTAACTCTCGTAGCCGGCACCTACTACGTCTTCCGTATTGACTGTACAGATAAGTCGGATATTAAGTTCTATATCGACGGGGCGCTAGTAGCCTCTGGAACTACCTTCGCAAACGCCGCTAACGCCTCGAATAGCAAGTGTCAACCGCACCTGGGGCTGTACAAAGCTAGTAGCGCTGGTTTGGGTGTTATGAGTGTTGACTATGTGAAAGTCTGGCAGAATCGGAGTTAAGGAATTTCTAAAAGCCACGGGGAGTAGGAGTGCAGTACCTACTCCCAGTTTAGGAGGATTTGTAAATGGCAAATCAAATGGTACGAGCGTTTGGAGACCTCGTTCAGGTGTTCCCTCTACTCCAGGGTCAGGTTAATATCGCGTTAGCTGGCGGGGCGAAAGAGTGTAATCTCTGGAAGTGCTCGGCTGCCGGGGATTTTACAATAACTTGGCCAGACACAACTACCTCCACTATCACAGCTGCTCTCGGAGATGTTTACGCTGTTCCGAGTGGCTGTACAGTAACGGCTGTAGGTGCGGCGAAGTTTCATTTTGCAAACGTTTAAGCCTGCGTTAGGAGAGGAGTGGAGAGATGCGTTTAACTCAAGTTAGTCCGGCGGTCGCTGAACCATTGCACCTTACGGAGGTAAAACTCCATCTTCGTCTCGCGGTGAACGCAGCGGACGCGGTTCTCTACACGGCGGAGGACGATCAACTTCCTTCTCTAGTGGCAGTAGCCCGTCAGGTAGCGGAAACGGAAACTTGGCAGACTCTCGTTCTCCAAATCTGGGACTTTTTCCTCGACACGTGGCCGGCCTCTAGGGAACTCTCCCTCCCACTGCCCCCACTCAGGAAGGTGGAGTTTATTCGCTACACGGACAGCTTAGGAGTAGTCACCACTCTCCCAGAGTCAGTTTACACAGTAGACACGGACTCGGTACCTGGGAGAGTAGTACTCAACTACGGAGAAACCTGGCCAGGCGGGACACTCGCCACTAAAAACCCTATCCAGATTCGCTTTCGTTGCGGGTTTGTAACTCCATTCACGGCAGCGGCGGATACTGACATACTAACAGCTCTCGGGCATACATACTCAGACGGGGATAGAGTGAGAGTGTCAGTTTCTGGGGGTGCTTTACCTACCGGGCTTCAGGCGCTCACTGACTACTACGTGAGAGACGTTTCTGGGAATACATTAAAACTCTCAGCTACTGAAGGAGGAGCAGCTGTGAATCTGACTACGGCGGGGAGTGGGACGTTATTCCTCGGAGTTCTTCCTCCAGCTATTCAGGCGGGGATGAAACTTGTACTGACGGACCTCCACGAGAATAGAGGGGAGGTTGTTTTGGAGCGATACGTAACTCCGGCTCTCCTCCCCAGGGCAGCAACGCATTTTTTCTCTATGGCCTCAGCGAAGAGGTTTTAAAATGCCTCAACCAGGGAAGTATAATAAAATTATCAGTCTACAAAGTAAGACGTTCGTCACTGATGACAGAGGCGGGCAAACTCCAACGTGGACTGAGACTGCGAAAGTTTGGGCAGACGTTATCCCGCTCAGGGGGAGAGAGTTAGTAGCTGCTCAGACTGCAAAAGGTTTAACGGTAGTTTTGTTTTACATTCGCTATCGCTCGTCGCTGCTCTCCTCAGAGAGAGTTGTCTACGGAGGAAAGAACTACGACATAACCGCAGTTGTGGACGTAGCGGGGAAAGGCGTAGAGTTGGAGTTAACTGCAACAGTCGGTTTGAACGAGGGATAACCTATGCCTACTACGGAAGCTAGTCTTCAGAGTCTACTCGGCGCTCTCGTGGAGGGCCGCTGTTATCCGTTGATAAACGAACAAGTTACGGTTACTCTCCCGTATATAATCTTCCAGGAAATCAGCGGGAGGGACCTTCTCGTAGTTTCTCCTGGAAAGAAGGAGTGGAGAGTTCAAATCGACATTTATGCTCGCTCCTACAAAACGGTGAAAGATCTCTCTGACAGTGCAAAGACAGTGATGGACAATGCAACAGCTTTCGCGACAGCGATGATTGACAGGTTTGACGGTTTTGAGGAAGTTACGAAAGAGTTTCGTTCAACTCTGGAGTATTATGTTTGGGCTAGTTAAAGTTTGGGAGGCGGTGCCGGGAAATTCCGGGGAATTACATTTCATTAATTCCGGGGAATAACTAAAGTTCTTCCGGGAAACACAAGGAGATTAAAAAATGGCAACACCTATCGTATGGAAGAACGTAGCGGTTTCTATGCAGTCGGCAATCGGCAATGCAAAGACCATCACTGCAATTACCAAGGCCAATCCTGGAGTGGTAACGTCTGTAGCTCACGGGTTGCAAGATGGTGACTACGTATATCTCGACATTGTTGGGATGTACCAGCTTGACGAGAAGGTGGTCAGGATCGCTAATAAAACGGCGGATACCTTCGAACTCGAGGGTGTCAACACCACCAATTTCGACACTTTCACCAGTGGTACTGCCCAGGTAATCACCTTTGGTACCTCTATCCTGACTGCTCTGACGGTCAATGGTTCCGGTGGTGAGTTCGACTTCGTAGATACTACTACGATCCACCAGAACACCAAGACCCAAATCCCCGGCCTCCCCTCCGCGATTTCCTATCAGTTCTCGCATATCTGGGATGCCGCCGACCCCGGTCTCTTGGCAATGAAAACTGCCTCTGACATTCAGGCAAAACGTGCGTTTAAGTTCACCTTCGGCACCGGCGGTAAGATTCTGGCTTTCTCCGGTTACGTTGGCTGCGCCCTCCTGCCTGGTGGCCAGGCTCAACAGCTCGTCACTACCTCCTCGGTTATTACGATGGAGGGAACCCCGACTTACTACTCCTCCTAAGGCCGAGTAGTTCGTCCCTAACCTGGGCGGCCTTCGTGACTGGAGGCCGCCCATAACTTCATCCTAGAGAGGATAGTCAAATGAAATTACAGCTTAACCCGAATCCGCAGTTTAAGGAAGAAGTACCCATCACCGTGCCTGGTCAGAAAGAACCCGGCCTTATCACGGTAACGTTTAAGTACAGGAATCGTCCCGACTATGCAGCGTGGCTGGAAACTCTGCGAGAGAGGGAGGAGACTGAGGGAGAGGAAACCCTGGACAAAGACAAAAAGAAAGAGAAAGGGAAAACGGCCGCTGAAGCTTTCGCTGAGTTCGTACTCTCCTGGGACCTCCCCGACGCACTCAACCCTAAAAACATTGTGACCTTTCTCGACAACTATCCAGCATCTTATATGGAAATTTTCACAGCGTACTCTAAGTCGCTGTTTACGAGTCGTATAAAAAACTAAAGGCTGCCGCGGTTTCCTTCATCGACACGGACGAGGAGGAAGCCGGCGGCAGCAAACTCGAGTTAGCCCTACAAATGGTCGGGATTCCCGCCGAACTTATCGAGGAGGCAGAGAAACCTGAAGAGTTCGACGGGATTTACCCCGACAATTTTCTCTCCGTTTCTATTTTCTTAGACCTACTCACGCAGTGGAGAACTGGAATGAGTGGTGTAACAGGACTCGACTACAATGCTATTCCTGCAGTCTTGAACCTACGTAAGGTAAAATCAAAAGATAGAGAGGAAGTGTTTGAATGTGTTAAGGTAATGGAATCAGCTGTATTGAATCGACTGAGGACACTGAAGGAGTCGAAATGATAAGTGTAGATGTAACTGTTAAGAACCTCGAAGGATTCGACGATCAGTTTGATGAGATTTTTAAAGCCATTGATGCCAATCTCAGCGAGGTAGCCTCTGTAGTTAAACAGGAAGCTGACGCTTCCACTGAGTTTAAAGACAAGACTGGCTACCTTCGCCAGAGAAATAAAAAGAGAAAGTCTCTATTCGAAGATGGCGGTTATATCGTCTACAACCGCTCCCCCCATGCACACCTCGTAGAATACGGTCACGTTAAGATGCTTCCTGTGAAGGGAGCTGATGGAAAATGGGTGATACGAACAACTGGAGAGCGAGTTCCTGCTCATCCGTTTATGAGGAAAGCTCTAGAACGCGGAATTGACTACACAGTAACTCATATGCCGACAAGGAGTGAGGAATGAGGAAGATACCTGGAATTTACGTAGCTATTAAAGGAGATTTTTCCGAACTCTCTACTGCTCTCACCCAGGCTCGGCAGAAGGTCACGGAACAGGCCAGGGGTATGTCTAACGCCCTTAACAACGCCCTGTCTCCAGATCAGATTAAGGGTGGTGTTAATCAAATTATCGCTAGTCTCGGGCAGCTCTCTAGAGCTTCTAAACTGACTGGAGACGAGTTCAGTAACATAGCGGTAGATCTCGGTAAACTGCAGAGTGTTACTGGAGTAACTGCAGACCAGTTTGAAAAGCTGCAGCAGAAAATGCTTCAGACCACAGCGGCGAAGGCGCAGTCTACTGCGTTGAAGGGTATTGCTACGTCTGCGGGGCTTGCTAGGAATGAGATTCGAGAGTTGGGGACTCAGTTTGGTCTCTCTACTCAGCAGATTGAGAAAGTAGTAGTAGCTATCCACGGAGCAGAAAAACAGGTCCAGTCACTCGCTCAGAGAATCGCGTCTATCCCTGCTCCTAAACTATTTACCTCTCTCGCAGACTCCTCTCTCGGTAACCTCACTACTCAAGCTGAGGCTCAGGTTCAGAAGTTTGCCAAAACTCTGCTGTCAATTTCAGATGGGAGTAAGGTAGTCAGTAAGTCCTTCGATCTGCTGCAGGCTGATATGGACTCGCTGACTCGGAAGACTGGGTTGACTGCTGAACAACTCCAACTCCTGAAAAACAGAATATCGTCCTCTGCCGGGGAGGAACTGAAACTAACGTCTTTTGCTAAACTCGCAGAGTCCGCTAACCTCAGTAGAGCAGAGATAGCTAAGTTCGGAGCACAGATGGGGATTAGTGCGAAGGACGTTGAGCTGCTGCAGAAGTCGTTACTCGGCGCACTCCCTCCATTGAAGTCACTGACCCTCCTCTCTGCTGAAGCTCGTCAGGCATTCTCTGGAACTATAACCTCCTCGTTTAAGGGGCTGGCTAGTGATCTTACAGCTCTGGCCTCTGGAGAGTCTATTGCAAAGCAGGCTATGTCTGCACTCTCTGTTGACCTTAAAGAGTTAGGGGCTCACGCTAGACTCACAGAGAAAGAGTTTGCTACTCTCCAATCCAGATTCCTCGGGAATCAAATCACCGCCGCTCAGGAAAAGGCACTGGAATCCCTCTCTAGGGCGTTTAAGTTTTCTCGGACAGAGATAAAGCAGTTCGGGGAACAGTTTGGACTCACTGAGGCGCAGATTCAGAAGGTCACGACTGCTATCCACGGGGCGGAGAAAGAAGTTCAGACTCTGGCTCAAAGACTGGCCTCCCTCCCACCGCTGCCGAAGTACACTACTCTGGCTAGTAGTGCCACTACCGGACTCTCTGGACAAGCTCAGAGCGGAGTTAAAGACTTTTCTACTAACCTCGTCGAAGCAGCGACTGCGATGAGGGAGATAAACAAAGCCTCTAACCTTGCACAGATTGACCTGGAGGCTCTCGCAGCGAAGAGTGGTTTGGCGGCAGAGCAGATTCAGATTCTGAAAACTAGAATAACTGCACTCTCTGGTGAACGAATCCAGACAGACGCTTTCCAACGCCTCGCTGAGTCTGCTGGACTGTCTGCTATAGAGATTGAAAAACTCGGAACGCAGTTTGGCCTCTCTCAGAAACAGATTCAAAAGGTTACTACTGCGATTCACGGTGCGGAGGTAGAGTTCAAGGCACTCTCAGAAATTATAAAGAGTCTGCCTCCACTCCCTAACTACACTAAGTTGGTAGACTCCTCATTCGCCTCTCTAACTGCAGAGGTAAATGCACAGGTTCAGAGTTTTGCTAAGAATCTAACTGCTCTAGCTAAAGGCGAGGAAATAGCCGGGAAAGGTTTTAAACTACTGGCTATTGACATGGAGGCTCTGCAGAAAGCTACTGGACTGACTGTAGAGCAGTTGAGTGTTTTAGAGTCGAAAATGGCTTCCGCCGCTGGCGAGAATATGCAGGTCAATGCTCTCAAGGAGCTGGCCGCCGCTGCTAGACTCTCTAGAACAGAGATCGCAGAACTCGGCGCGCAAATGGGAGTTAGTGCGAGTAATATCACCTCGATCCAGAACGCTATTCACGGAACACTCCCTGAACTCAAGGCGCTAGTTACTCTCTCCAGCGAGGCACAGGCGTCTCTCGCAGGGCTAACTACCTCTAGTTTTAAGACGTTTGCCTCCGACCTCACCGCTCTCACACAGGGAGGTACCCTGGCCCAGAACGCATTTAAGGGGTTGGAAGGAGACCTCAAAGAACTGCGTAGTAATGTTGGACTGACCGAGGCTGAGTTCTCGAAACTAGAAGCTAAACTAATGCAGACTCAGGGACTCGCCAGGCAGGAAGCGGCCCTGAAAAGTTTAGCTACTAGTGCCGGACTCACTGTTTCTGAAATGCGCGCTCTCGGGACTCAGCTAGGAGTGGCTCCAGGAGTGATTAGTAAGGTAGCTACTGAGATGGATCAGTTAGGGAAAGCTACTCAGTTCAGTTTAACGAAGTTTAAAGACATGATCGTTACTGTTGGACTCTACACAGTAGCTTTTATGGCTTTTTCTGAAGCTATTTCTTTCGTTAAAAAGACGATTTTCGACTTCAATGCTACTCTCGAAACCGCCCAAATCGGTATGTCCGCTTCCCTCCTCACCGCCGGGAAGTATGTAGAAGAGCAGAATGGGAGAGTTCTGCAGGGAGTAGAGGCTTTCAAAGCCGCCCAGGTAGACGCTAAGCAGATAATGGAGGAACTGAAAGCTGCTAATATGTCTACTATCGCTACTCTCGACCAGTTGGTTAGAGCCTATCAGGAGACTCTCCCCAACGCTATGAAGGCGGGTTTTGATAAGTCACAAACTCTGCAGTTCACTACTGGTATGCTTCAAGCTGCTGGTGCTATTGACCCGTCTGGGGCACTTATGCATCAAATGGGCGAGGAAACTCGCAGTTTACTCACAGGCAATATCAGTGAACGAAACAGTAGGATCGCAGTTGTCTTAGGTATAACTCCTGATGATATTAAGAAAGTTAAAGGTAATGCTGATGATTTGTTTAACTTTCTTATGGACAAACTCTCTGCCTATCGAGCGGCTGGTGAGGAACTCCAAAACAGTTGGAAAGGTGTTACCTCCAACTTCATGGATATTATTACTCAGGCCGGGGCAATGGCCGGTGAGCCTATTTTCGAGACCGTAAAAGCTGAGTTAAAAGAAATCGTTGACTCAATGGGCACGATAGATGAGAAAACTCATCAAATGAGATGGTCTGATGAGTTTCTCTCTGGGGTTAAGGATGTTAAAGATGGTATAACCGCTATTATCGCCGAGTTTTATCGTTTCGGAATGTTGGTTGATAAGGTGGGTGGTACTTTAACGTCTATAGGATCTTTCCTCACTTGGGGCGATTGGGATACGGCGTTTAATGAGTGGAACGCAATGTATCAGAAGCGATACGAGGAAGGAGATAGACACCTCCAGGAACTCGCTAATCGGTCGATAGGACTTAACTCAGACGGTACTCCTAAGAAAACTGAAAACAACGGTATTAACTACAAACAGAATCCTCCACCTCCTGAAAAGACTAAGTCTCACGCATCCGATATCAACGCTGCCGCTCGAGCTGAACGAGAGTACCGTCAGGCGCAGGAGGAGAGTCTACTCGCAGTTACTAAAGGTAGACTGGACGCAGAAGCTCAGTTAAACGAAGAGGCTTACGCTCTTGGTAATAGATCCTACAAAACCTACTTAGACGAGAAACACCGTCTGTCGGAGGAGGAACTCCAGGCTACTGTCGATACCTCTAAAGCTAAGTTGAGGGAGGCTGAGGAAGCTGCCGCTAAACTGAAGCCTATTGTAGATAGTAAGGGAAACGCGCGGCCAGAAAAGGACGATGCAGAACGGTACGCAGCTCTGAAGAAAATAGAGGACGCTACCAAATCCGTTACTATCGCAGAAAACAAACTCAACGAAGCAAAGGCAAAAGGTAAACTGGAGTCTACAGAGGCCGACGACGCAGAACTCAGGCATCTACAGGACTTAAACATCCAACTGCTGGAACTGGAGGGACACTACGCAGAGGCGGCGAAAGCGAGAGAGGCCTACGAAAAAAGTAGCGTAGAGTATAAGCGGATAAACGCTGCTGCTGAGGAAGGTGACACTGTAGCGCAGAAAACCAAAGACACTCTCGACGCGATCCGTAAGCACAACACTGAGATGCAGGCTTTAGACAAGGCCTATACCTCTACAGACGCTACTCGTGCCCTGGCTGAACTCAACGGGGAACGTACTAAAGCTCTAGACGCTGAGATAGCTCTCAAAGATATCGAACTAGCGAAAGCTGATAGAACAGGGGCCTCCGCTGCAGAAGTCCAGCTTCTCAAACAGCAGAGAGAAGAGCTGGTAAAAATGAAGCAACCTCTAACAGCCTTCGGTAAAGGTTGGGAGGATGTAGTAAAAGCTCAGAAAACAGCGAGTGAGCAAATGTATGAACTCGCTGGAACTCTCGCCAAAGACCTCCAGTCTACGTTCTCTAACGTATTCTTCGACGTAATGAAGGGTAATTTTAAGGACATAGCCTCTGATTTTAAGGATATGGGTAAAAGGATGCTTGACACCTTTATCCGTATGCTGGCTGATATGGCGGCGGCTTGGGCGGCTAGTAAACTGTTCTCTATGATCTCTGGAGTGACGTTTAACTTTGGCTCCGGGATGAGTATTGGAGGTAGTGCGACTGGAGCTGTGACTAGCTCTGTGGTTGGGAAAGCCGGCTCTGCGGCTCTCAACTACGTTACTGGCGGGGCGTTGGGAACTCCCTGGGCTGCGGAGGCTGCTGCTGGTACGACTGCTGCTACTGGAGCGGCTACTGGAGCAGCAGGTGCGGCCACCGGAGCTGGGGCAGGGGCAGCAACTACTGCCTTAGGCGGTGGAGCTGCTGCAACCTACGCTGTTTATGAGTCGGGAATAGCTGAACTCAGTACACAGACTATAGCCGCTAACTATGCTCTGGAGTCAGCTCTGGAGGAGTCTGCTCAGTTAGGCGCTCAGCAAATAGCTGCTGACTATGCTCTCGAGACTGCGACTCAGGAAGCTGCGCAACTTGGAGCTCAACAGATAGCCGCCGACTATGCTCTGGAGGCTGCTACCGAGGAAGCTGCTACGACAGCGCTCGCTACAGAGGCTGCTCCAGCGGCAGCAGAGGCTAGCGGCGGGCTGGGTGCTTCTATAGCAGCTTACGCCGGTCCTGCCGCTAGTATCGCAATGGCTGCTTTTGTAGCTGGAATGATTGCTTTCGGCAAACACAGAACCTCCAGAGATGAACTGAATCAGGATAGAATTACTCCAGAGGGACTGTCTACTCTAACCGGACTGACCGGCGACGGAAACCTTCAGGCAGTAACTAACGATGCTTCTGATGCTCTGGCTTCTATTGCAGGTGAGTTTGGGAATATAAAAGACGCTTCAATAGACGCTAAGAATGGCTTAGTAGTTTTCAACGATGTAGCCTTTAACCAAGAAAACGGTTTGATTGAGGGGATAGGTTACGGAGTAGAGGTATTCGACAAAGCTAAAAACCAGTGGGTACGTTCTACGATAAGTTTCTCGGACATGATCGAGAAAATGCGAGAACTCGCTCCGGCGACTGACGCTGCTGCTATTGCTCTGGCTAAGCAGGTAGCTGAACAGGAAGGACTCCCAGCACTAGCGGATGAGTTAGCTGTAGCATACGAAGCTGCAAACGCTGCCTCCGACAAACTCACTCCTGCGTTTATAAACCTGTCGGGGAACCTGGAGGTTTTGAGGGACTACACGAAAGACCTGACTGATGCTAACGCTTTTCATATAGCGACGATGGATGAGGCCACTGGCTCCTGGGATACCAACAATGGCCTTTTCCAGAAAATGCTCGACGAGATGCAGGACCTCCACCCCGCCACCTCTGAGGCTGTTCAATCTACGGCGGAAATGGTTGCGGCTATTTACAAAGTCCCGGACGCGGTTAGTTATCTCGTAGCTTCGTTTATGAGTATTGCTAACGCTATGGGAGGTTTAACTGCCTCTAATTTCACAACTGCAGCGAATATTACAACCTCTCCTGCGGACGTTCCTGGGGAGGGCGGATTTAACGTACCAAACACTACTTGGGATGACGATAATACAGAGCATGGTGGTATGGCTAAAGGTGGTTGGATGGGTCTGGCTCAGGGAGGCTGGATTAGTCGCAATGGCTCTGGTTGGATTCACGAGGGTTCGGGAGTCAAGGACGATGTTTTCCTGGGACTAGCGAATGGCGGGAAAGCTTATGTTGCCGGGATGGGGGGAGAGTTTGTAGTCAACAGAACCTCTGCCTCTATATTCGCAGACGAGTTAGAGAAGATAAACAACACCTACTCTAGAGACCCTCTCACCACTATGCAGCAAATGGTAAGGTATAGAAACGGATACGGGGACTTTCCTAACTTTGATCCTATCCCAGCTACGTCCTCTGAGGTTGACATGGATGGTAAACCTCCGCTAGACCCTGCGATTGCCGAGCATATGAATCGGTATCGTAACGTCAACGGAGACTTTCCGACTGTAGATACTACTGGACTTAACTCGAATCCGTCTCTACTCACCGCGCAGCAGATGGTTCGGTATAGAAATGGTTACGGAGACTTTCCTGACTTCCACCCTATCAGCAGTGCAGGAGCTTTAGCAGATGAACGATTCCGAAACTATAAAGGCGATTCGATCTCAATCACCGTTCCAGTTAATATCGAAGATAGGTCGAAACAATGGTCCCAAGGTTTGAAGCACGAAATTGAAAGAACCGTTGAAAACTATATGAGGAACTCCGCATGAGAATGACACTAGGAAACTATACGTTTTCCAGGAATCCAAACAAAGCAGGGATTGTAACTCCTACTCGATTCACCGCTAAGGTTATGACCTACACTGGCGTAGCCTTTTTTTCCTGGGGGGCATCTTTAATCGGAAAAGAGATTCAATTAGTTTGGGACAAATGCGAAAATACTCAGTATGATGCTATGGAGACGATTTACGTAAACGACCTCCCAGTGCTGTGGAAACCTCAAGACAACACGGGGAAACAGTATCAAGTACAAGTAACGAACCTCACTGGCGATCTTTTCATGTACCTGAAGGCAAAAAACCACTGGGTTCAAAACGTCTCTATGAATCTCTTACTCCTCGACCAAGGAACGGTGGCGTGAAATGGCGATTGAACTCGATCCGACTCTAGCAGCGGCCCAGGAGGGTACGAGCCATAAACCTATTATCAAGATGCTGGCTACTCAGAAACTAGAGTCGCTGCCTTTTGACGGTGAGTTTTTTAACAACTACTCTGCTAACGAAAAACACAACGTTCTGTTTGTCTCTGACAGCGGAAACCTCGTTGGGTTTTTTGTCCGTGACGAGGATACTCTGGTTCAGGTCCGTACAGACACTAACCGCACCTTCTGGCATGAGTCTGTGTCTGAAGTTAACTACGGGATTATTCAGAATATCTCCGCTGTTGAGTTAGTGAATGGGAATATCGGAGTAGTCTACACGGTCGGAAGAGTTATTCGCCGTACAGTGTTAGGCTCAGAGAGTAACGTTGTAACGGCCTCAGCTGTCGTGCAAACGTTACTCAGTCCCGAGACTCCTCTGGACCCTGTAGTAGTGAGGTTGACTGACAATTCGTTCCTCCTGGCCTACATTGTCTATAATTCAACGGCTCTGACGTATGAGATTCGCACAAGAACCTCTGCCGATTTCCTCACGTGGTCGGCTGCGAGTGTGGTTACTCTAACGGGGTTACTCAATACCAGGAAAGTTTCAAACCTGGCTGCGGTTGTTACAGATTCTAGGGAAGTTTTTCTGTGTTTTGACTACGTTGACTTAGAGAAAGACAATGGATTAACTACTGTCTCTAATATCTACAGTATCAGCTCGAACAATAATGGCGTTTCCTGGGAGAATCCTATTCCCATTACCAACTACACTGAGTACGGTACCTCCTGTGTAAACCCCTCCGTCTACCAACGAGTTAGCGGAGACCTGGCCCTCGCCTATACAGACGAACGAAAGGTATTAATGGCTAGTACCTCTACTCTACTGTGGGAAACGGATTGTGAGAGTAACTCTAACGCCACAAACCTCCACTACAATCCAGTTACTCGTAGGCTGTACGTGTATCAGTCTTGGGCTAGCACTGGGACTAAGAACATGTGCGGGGTAATTGTTATTGATACGGAATCTTGGGAGGTAGTAAATACCTACTCCACCCAAACCTCTCCAGGGTACAACGACTTTTTTAACCACGAACACGTTTGGTTTCAGAAGGATAGAGGGGATGGTCAATACGCTGTTTTCAGCACCTACAGTCAAACGAAGGTTGTTTGCGTTATTGACGACGAAAATGAGATAATAACGGAATATGCTTTTAATTCTAACGATGAGTATGAGATTGCCTGTAACGTAGACGTTGTTTGGCCTTATCACCAGTATTTAAACGTTGGGCAGAATATATTTATCCGCTCTACCTGGACAGACGCGGCGGCTAAGCGAGTCTATGTTGCCTTCGGGTATGGTTACGTTTACTCGAGAAGTTGTCTCATAGGTTACATAGACCTGAATGACGTTATCGACGAAGCAACAGGAAAATACCCATTCCACACCATTCACAGTTCTATAAACTTATTCACAGAAGCTCAAGTAATGGGGATGGAACAGATAATAGTTGTTCCTGAGCGAAACTATATTATCGTAATGGCTGCCTCCGCTCTCGCTGGAAATGCAAGTTACCCAGGTAAAACTACCATCCTCGATTTAACAAACGGAGAGGTAGTTAAAGAGTTCACCCTCGCTACTCACCAAACTTACCCCCAGGGTGGCGTTCATCATGCTTGCTACTACGACGGGTATTTGTACGGGTCTTTCACCTACACTACTCTCGACGATCAAGATAACAACCGTGGGATGGTGAAAATTAACTTAGACACAGAGGAAATAACTTACCATCAACCTACTTGGATCACAGTAAACGACTATCAGTTAATTCAAAAGGTTCCTACTGGGGACGGTAGAATATTGGCTGCTGCTTGTGCTGATGACGTTGCCGGAGCTGTGGGAGGTGTTGGGATTTTTGACATAGCCTCCGGAGCCTGGACCTTTTACTCCCGAGAGAATCTCCCAGGTTTTGAGACTGGAACTGACTCCACCTGTTACTCTGTAGCCTATGACGCTGAGAGTAAGCAGATAATGGTTGGTAGTGTTGTA